AAAGCTTCTCTTCCTTGCTCTAGTCTTTGAAAGAATATATTTACTTTAATACTGGCAGCTGAGAACTTCTCTTCTCCGATGAGAATGTTATTCAAACCTTCTCGGATATCTGTGTTCACTACTTCGTATTTCTTAGGGTCAAGAATGCTCGCGATATCAGGAATAACAAACTCTGCTTTTGTAGTAAAATCAGAAACAAGAACTTTTCCTACTGATTGGTTTTGGAAAAGAGTTTGCATAGCTTCAATATTTTTTTGATTAATATTGAGAGTTCCATTTTTCATCTCGCTTCCCATGGTGATCAGCAACACCGCTTGCTGAGTTGTGCGAGTAATAGCCATGTCCATCTTTTTCATCTCTTGCTTCCAATTGATGTCTTCTAGAACTGGGAAACCCATAGGGACAGAAAAAGGTTCGTAATCTTGCTTCTTATAAAAAACAGCGTTTACTCTATCTGTGTCAAGAGGAATCATTATATAAGCTCCCGCGCCAGATAAGGTTTTCTTTTGCAATCTCAACTTATTTTGCTGATCTAAACTTTTTAGAACTTCTCTATCTTCATCAGTAGTTGGATTGCGAAGCCTTTGTAGTTCGTAATCTGTAAGAATTTTATAATAATTACCGCCAACAAAAGAAATGTTTCCACCGTACTGAATATCAGATGGATTTAATATCATATATTTAGACGGCAACTGAAGTTTAGTAGCGGCAGTTGAAATATCATTGCCGAATACTTGAGTTATTTTATTTATGTCATCTGGGCCAACTGAATAATCAAATCTATAAATAAAAACATTTCCAGAGCGATAATACTCTCTGAAAAACTTATCTACGAAATTATTAATATTAATTTTCTTAAATAAAGCGTCAAAAAAATCTCTAGCCTTCTTATTTCCTCCAGTAAAGTAAATCTTACTGCAAGAAAATTCCGTCATCAAGTCTATTACATTTCTAAAAGAAGAAAAATTATAATAAGCTTTCTGGCACAAAATTACAGCGTCTCTGATATTTAGAGAACTCTTATTTTGGGTGTTGTGAGAGTATTTAAAAGGAACTAGACCGTGATCGATGTTTGTGAATCTATCTGTCCGTTCAATAATGCCAGATAAATTTCTGCGAGCAGGCATAGCCACTTGCTCTGATGCAGCAGCATAGCTGGTCATCATTGGAACTACTTCTGGTTGTTTCTTTTTTCTCATTTTGAAATCCTTATAAAATCATCAGAAAATTACCGCTTCTGAAAAGCGTACCATCAGGAAGCGATCCTGTTTGGGTTTGAGTTGGCAAATTTGGCAATAAAACATATCCAGATATACCGCTTAATACTATTGATTTTCTGCTAGAATGTCCAAGAACTAAAGTATAATCATCAAACAGCTCCAACATTGGAAGGCCAGCAGAATCAGCTACAGACCACAAAGAATTAGTTACTCCAGTCTCTATGAAAGATATAAATGTTCCGCCTGAACCTACTATCGATACTGATCCAGAAGCTGCAACTATTGCTATAGAACTTGGCTTTCCTACTCCACTTAAATTTATTCTTTGGAAAGTTGTATCAGAATTAAAAGTTTTCTTTCCTGTGAAATTAAAATTTTCTCCACTTGCAATACTGTTTATAATTCCTGAATTAGATGACGCAGTAATTTTAGCGTCTAATACTCCTGACACAGTATTAGTATAACTTGTAGAATAGCCACTTAAAGTATTAATTTTAGAATCTAAAAAACCTCCAGTGCCAGTTATTGTAACTATAAGATTTCCGCTTACAGTATTTACGTATCCACTTAAAGACAAGACAGAGCCGCTTAAATTAGCTCCTGTAGAAACTAATCTAGCATCCAAAATTCCGCTTACAGAATTAGTATATAAAGCAGAGTATTGACCTGTCGCTAATGTATTTGAGTTAGCGTAGCCAGAAGAGTTGTCTATTTTAGTGTTTAGCGTGCCGGTTGCTGCGTTAAGCCCAGCTTGAGTAAGAAATCCAGAAGGATTAGAGGCGACTGGATAATAGTTTTGATTTCCGACTTCAACAAAGAAGCCGGAAAACTCAACTTGATCTACCTGTTTCCTTCTGACTAAATTCGCCATACTATATTAAAGTTACACTAAAACATCACCGGAGTAAAAGTAAATGTATTAGTTTCTACATTTTGTTTCATTATATCGTTATAACATTTGACTCCCCAGTTAGCCAACATAAACGCAGAATAATTATCTTTTCTAGCTCTTGTCGCTGAAGAACCTCGTTTTAAATGTTGTGGCAAATCAAAGTTTTGCATGCCTCTGGAAGTAGTAGTGTATTCTACCATAGAGCATTGTTTTTTTGTTTGGTAAATGAAGTCGTCTTGATTTTCTATGAAGTCTAGATTACTCCAGTCTTCTTTATCTCCTGTAAATATCAATTCTTTTGGTAAAGTAGATCCTATAGCTTCATTAAAAAATTTATCATTAGAGCAAGTTCTAGAAGCAAATAAAACTTTCTTATAGTCAATACACGCTTGAAGATATTCGTTTCCTTTTCTAATGAAGTTCGAAGAAAACACTTGGTTGAATGCTATTCTTTTTTCCGATAGATTATATTGTGATCTAGCGTTCTTGACTTGCATATCGTAGTCTGGGCCCTCTGCTTCTGCCACGAAATCTAGTAGTTTAATATTTATTTTTGCATTTTTAAATACTTCGGATTGGTTGCAAGTGTCTATAAATATATCTGCACCAGCGTTATCGGCAACAACACATACAACATCAAAATGAGTCATCAAATACCCAAAGTATTTAACGTGATTATTTAAGTTACCAAGACCAGAGTAAGTATGAACAAGTATGCCGACCCCTGTCTCTTCATCTAATTCCATAACAGCAATAGCAAAATAATCAGCATTTGGACTATCGCTCATATTCGGATCTATCCCTACAATATATTTTTTTCCTGGAGTGCCTCTGACTAAAGTGTGAGGGTACTCATCTTTTAAAGTACAATCTTCCATTTTCTTTGCGCTAAAATAACTGTCTGAGCCATCAGTAAATTGCGCACAATACTCTCTAAGAAAAGATGAGTGAGAAGTGCCTCCACTTTGAGCTTCTTCAATAATGGTTTTATCTATCATCTCTGCTGGTAAAGCTTCAAATCCAAATTGAGAAACAAAATAAGAAGACTCTCCCTTTTCTGGAGATGTAATTTGATTTATCCACTCTTGATAAGTCTTATATAAGTTTTCAAATGTATAACTAGCAGAAGACAAAGCTATCATCTTTGAGTTATTTACAAACACCATTCTTTCTTCTTCTTTCATCTTGCCTTTTTTAATCAGCAAGTCTTCCATTTCGCGGATATCAATACGCCTCTTCATATCTTGCGGGGCGACAAGGAATGGCATCAATACATTTTTAATAATCTCTTCAGGCAGGAGCATGAACTCGTCAAGAACTAGAATATTGGCGCGAAAACCACGAATCTTTTCGCCGCTTAGTGGAATAGCCCTGATCGACCCACCATTTATGTCCCATTCGTAAAGATCGTTTCTCTTGCTCTTAGCCCCGAAGGCTTGCAGCAATAATTCTGCGCCTTTGGTTTCAGACATTTTTTCTATATTATTAAATATCGCTCTAGCTGTACGAAACGTAGGACCAGCTATAAGAATCTTTGTATTTGGTTCAAAAATACATTGTAGCACGCAGTATATACTAGCGATAAATGACTTGCCGCAACCACGGCCCCAAACACACATTGAAAAGTTTCTATTAAACATCCCTTTCAAAGTTATTTCTTGATAAGGCGAAAGTTTTATTCCAGTTAACAAATAAGTTGTAATATAAAGATTCTGGCGGAGGAATTTAATCAATGTAATTTTAGCTTCTTTGTCTCCAAGCTCTCCTTGGATTTGCTTAAATATCTCATTGTAATTGTCTGTCTTTTTTTTGTATTTGGTTGTTTCGTGCCACATATTACAATAGTTTTAAGTCGTACATTAATTGAAGATCGTATTTTTTATATTCTTTATCACTAAAAAATATTCTTTTCATTACTCTCACGCACTCTTCTCTGCCATCGACAAACAAGAATTGCACATTGGTATACTTTTGTATGAGTTCTCTTACGTTAAAGAAAACAAACTCTGGAGTAACTTTAATTTTCTTAGATACATAATTTAAATGTTGAAAGCTTAAACACTCTTGGAGTGGCCGTTCTATTAATACAATTAGATTGGCTTCTGCTGCTATGGAGCGCTCTATCTCTCGGCAGAATCTTTCGTATCCGCCACTCATTGTGCCAATAAAATCAGAGATAGACTTTCTTTCTATGTAGCATTTATTATCCGGGTCATTGATAGCGTAGTCTCCAAATTTTAAACCCTTAACTTCGGTAGGATAATCGATAACTAGAGGCATCTGCTCTCTCGTATCAATATAAATACTAAAACCGTCTTTAATTTTATATTTCAAAGCTTCTTTTGGG